GTATTTTCATTCCTCTGTAGCTCAGCGGTAGAGCCATCGACTGTTAATCGATTGGTCCCAGGTTCGAATCCTGGCGGGGGAGTTTTGAAATAATAATATGTATAGAACAACGTATAGAGAGCAATTCAGTTACATCTATCTGTGTATTAAAGAAATAACAAAAATTGCCGTATTTAATGCTATAAATACCCTGAGATAAGAAAATATAAGGGTTCCAGTAATTATGGCTCTAACCAGACTTGATAATCTGTATTCAAGTAAAACAGGTAAGTATCTATATGTTTCACCTGATGACTTCAATGCAACCGATGCCTTAGATAATAGAGGAAATTCTCCTCTGCGTCCTTTTAAAACAATTCAAAGGGCATTTATTGAAGTTTCTAGATACTCATATATTCCTGGTGCTGGTAAGGTAGATAGATTTGACCAGTTCAGCATCATGTTGATGCCTGGAAATCACTACATTGATAATCGTCCTGGATTAATTGACACAACTCAATCTCCAGTATTTTCATTTAATTCAACACTTAATGAGTGGACAGATAACTCAAAATTAGATCTTTCTGATCCTGACAACGTTCTCCATAAGTTTAATGCTGCATCTGGTGGTGCTATTGTTCCTAGGGGTTGTTCACTTATTGGTTATGACCTTCGTAGAACAATTGTTCGACCTCTATATGTTCCAGATCCAGTAGATCAGGAAGTTGGTAGAACATCTATTTTTAATCTAACTGGCGGATGTTATCTCTGGCAGTTCACTATTAAAGATGGTGACACATTAGAAACATCTCCTCTTTATAATTCTGCTGAAGGAGTTGCTAAGGTTTATTCACAACCAGATGGTCATGGACTATATGTTCCTGAATATTCCCACCATAAAATCTGCATTATGGAATATGCAGAGAATTCTGATTTGGATCTTTACTATGATAAAATTGGTAAAGCATTCTCTGAATTCCAACCAACAATTGATGATGAAGGAGAACTCGATCCTCTAGTTCAAGAGAACAGAATTGTTGGTCCTCTATCTGATAGTAGAAGTATCGATAGCTTAAAGATTGAAGATGTTGGTGGTTCTCGCGCAAAAGTTACAATTACCACTAAAATTGAGCATGGATATTTTGAAGGACAGTTTGTTGCAGTCTTAAATACTGGACTTGATGATGAACTAAACGGAACTTTTAAAATTTCACTAAGTGGAATTAGTAATCCAAAAGTATTCACCTATTTTGTTGATACTGTATCTGCTGCTATTGGACTAACTTCTGGCAGTACTTACACTACTTCTACTGTTCCTGATACATTAGGTGCTAATGCTATTACACTTGCAGAGATTGACTCTGTTGAATCTGCTTCTCCATATGTCTTTAACTGCTCGATCCGCTCTACATGGGGTCAGTGTGGTATGTGGGCGGATGGATCTAAGGCAACTGGATTCCGTTCAATGGTTGTGGCTCAGTATACTGGAGTTTCACTTCAAAAAGATGATCGTGCCTTCATTCGCTATGATAGATTTACAAATACTTGGAATGAAGCATCACTAGTAGATGCATTTGCTACAGTTCCTTATCACACCAAGGGTGATGCATACTGGAAGGATGACTGGAGAAACTTCCACATTCGTGCTTCAGACGATGCATTTATTCAGTGTGTTTCTGTCTTCGCTGTTGGATTCTTTGACCACTTCTTGATGGAGTCAGGTGGTGACATGTCGATCACCAACTCTAACTCTAACTTCGGAAATACATCACTTCATGCGATTGGTTATAAAGGATTTTCTTTCAACCAAGATAAAGGTGGATATATTACTGATATTATTCCACCAAAAATTCTTAATACTAATAGAGCAGCTTCTGAGAGAGTTCAATATTATGTTTTTGATATTCCAAGTTCTAATGCACTGGATAACAATACTAGACTTTATCTTGGATCTAGTAATGAAAATCCAGAGCAACGTCCAGCAGCAACAATTGGTGGATTCCGTATTGGTGCAAGAAGAGAAGAAAGAATTTATGCTAATCTAGAACCTGCAGTTCCTGCAGGACCAACTGAATTTAATTCTATTCTAAATCCTAGTGGTTTCAAGAGATATTCCACTTCGTTAAGTATCGTTAATCCTGTAACGATTGGTAACTTTGTAGATAACTTTGCACAAGATTCTGCTAACCAAATCAATAATAACAGGGAATTCATTCAGAGCGAGACGTTTAATTATATCTTAGAAAGATATCCATATTTGAATCCAGAAGATCCATCATTTACTGGAACTATTGATATCAATAAGTGCAGAAGAGACGTTGGATATTTTGTAGATGCTGTCGTAAAAGATTTAAGACTCACTTTAGATACTAGCGCAATCCCAACTGATTATTCTGCTACATCAAATATTAATGTTATTCAAGCAGCAGAAGGATATTATGTTGGTGGTCAGTTAGATTATATTGAAAATGAACTAACAGAAACTTTAGAAGCACTTGATTATGTAAAAAATCTTGCTATCGCAGCAATGCGAAATTGGGATTATTTGATTGGACCAGTTGGCGGAACAGGTGGTTGTAATATTCAAGGTGGAAGTTCTGTTGTCAATGTTGGTGATACTACTGGATTAGTTCTTGGTATGACTGTTGCTGAATATGCACAGACAGACTTTACTGATAACAGATTAAATGCTGGAGCTAATCCAATCACTACCAGAATTCCTGCTGGTGCATTTATTAGTGAAATTATTGATGATCAGAACATCAGACTATCAACAAATGTAGGTAATATTGTTGCTGGTGGAACAAATACAAATGCATATTTGTATTTTGTAATGGAATCTTCTTACTATCCTGAAAATACCATTACTCCAATTGCTGACTACACTATTACTCAAGATACTGCATATCCAGAGTGTGGAAATATTTCATTCTTACTACAAAGTTACTTTGTTGATATTGCATCTATTCTTTCAAATGGACTAACGAATAATGGTGTTGAAAGAAGAGAATCTGCAGTTAATACTGCTGATCTTGCAGAAAGAACTACGCTATTTACCGTAAATACTGGTGGTGGATCATCAAATCCACATAGATTTGAGACAGGAACTCCTGTAAGACTTGTTCCAAGAGCAAAAGAAGGAACAAATCCTGACAAGAGATTAATTAGACTTCCTAATGGATTTAATCCAAATCAGAAATACTATGTAATTGCTCCTGGAAGAAAAACATTTCCATTCGATTATTCAAATACTGCTGAATTTGATGGATCAGATCAAACAGTATTGATGCTTGCTACTAGCTTGGAAAATGCTACTGCAGGTATATACATTTATTCTTCTGAAACTGATACTATCGATACTGATGTTGAAATCGATCTATATCAATATGTTCTTGATGGAACGTATGATCTACACAAATATACTTGTAATATAGCATCTGCTGGTGTTATTGAAACTGATGTTTCTCACGTATTTGATCTACCCAAGAATGGTTCTGAACCACATAAAGTATTCTTTAGAGCAGCATCTGACATTGAAGGTTCTTCATTACCATCTATTTCTGGTGAAGGAACTATTGATCCTAATAGAATTTTCTTTGCTAAGTATGAAAAGGATACCGCATCAATTCCACAGAAGAAGTTTACAATTTTCCCAACTTTCGATGATGCTATCAATGATGATAATCAAATTATTTTCCAGACAGGGACAGGATCAAACTTCTATGTTTTCTCTGATAAAAGAGAGTCTCCATTAAGATTTGATCCAGAATCTGGACCAGTAGGTAGTTGGTATTTGAATGTTCTTGATGAATCTAGTGGTAATTCACCAAGAACAGATTCTATTTTGTATAGATTCCATCAACCAGATTATGATGATGCTTCTGGTAAGCAGAAAACTAATGATACTTTCTATGAAAGAATTCTAGATCCAAGAGAGAAAGAAGATAGAGTATATCGTTTAAGATATTTCATTCCACAGTATCTTTCTAATGTTCGTGATCCATTGAATGGTTTTGTTATTAAGATCAGAACTGATGAAACTAGAAGACTTGTGCCACAGAAATTGGTTCTAAAACCAGTTGGCGCAGCACCTTCATTCTGTGAACTAAGAAATCCAGCTCCTGGTAAGAGTGATGAGATTCTTGGAAAGAGATCTGATGAATACGTAGCAGATAATGTCATTCCTTCATATGATCCATATGTAAATCCAGTCGTAATTGAAACTGAATCGAAGATTGCATTTAGTGTTCAGAGTGCTCAGAAGACAAATATTGGTGGAACTGATTATCTAGAAATCACAGCTATTGATCATACTACAATTAATCAAAATCTTAAGGGCAAACTTTTCTATGCTCTTAAGATTACTGAACCACAAGGTGGAACATTTATCGAAAGCACTTCATTATCAAATTCCACCAATGAAATTACTTGGACTGGTAATTGCTCTGGTGTTGGTTATGTCCAAAAAGTTATCACTAATGTAGTTGATGCACAAACAACAGAATACTACATGATCCTTAAGGATATTACTGGAACATTAGAATTTAGTCCTTTCAATACCACTACATTCTCTCAGCAAGGTGGAGCAGTAACAACTACACTTGCAGCAAAACCAGATAGTATTGGTGATCCTGATGGAAGAAGTAAGTCATTAAGGGATGATTATCTGTATGCTATTCCAAAAGCTGGAGTATATACTGCCGTTCCTGGTGATAAAATTACAGTTGCAACACAAGGTGGTAATGTTCAGTATATTATCAGCAGTGTTGAAGATGTAAAGGATATTGAAGATACTTTCTATATCTTTGATATTGATGAACTACAAGAAAGAATTACAGGTCAGCAAGATGGTGTCTATTATCTAACATGTGTTCGTGGTAATCTATCACCATTCCCACAAGGTCCTGGAATTGGTAATAATTTCCGTAATTTTAAATTCTCTCAACCAATTTCTCAGCTATATCCATTAAGTTATAAGAATGATCCTTTATGGTTTAAAGCTTTAGAACCAAATGCTGTTGATCCTCCAGCAACTGTTTCTGCTGCTGATAACTATGTTCATGGTCTTGTTACTGTCAATGATAATAAGAATAGTGAAACTAAAGAATCCACTATTGACTTTTTAGGAAATCTTGGTGATATTGATAATTATGAAACGAGTGGAATTGAATTTAACTTAATCAAAGGTCAAACTGGTAATGCAACTTCTGGAGCTGAAGATAGAAAAATTCCTATCTTTGGCACAAAGGATACGCCATCTGCCAATAAATTGTATGTTGAACTTCGTCGTCCTTCAATTGCAAGATCTGGTAACCACACATTTGAATACCTTGGTTTCGGTCCTGGTAACTACTCAACTGGTTTCCCACTTCGCCAAGAAGTTGTCCTTACAGATAAGCAAGACTTCTATGCACAGTCGAAGAAAGAAGATGGTGGTATTGTCTTCTATACGGGTCTAAACTCTAATGGTGACCTCTACATTGGTAACCGTAAGATCAACGCTATTACAGGCGAAGAGACGTTCCTTGAAGCGGCAGTTCTTGCAGAGTCTGAGGATGACAATGATGATATTGGAACAATTGTAACAACATTTGATACTGCTGTTACTTTTAATGAAAAAATTACTGTCAATGGAAAATCATTCTTTAATGATGAGGTTGAAATTAATGTTGACCCAACAGATGGTGAATCATTAAGAATTTTCAGTAAGATTACTTCTGGTGATGATGTAACTCTTTCAAGAGCATCATTTGCAAACCCAGATAATGGTGATATTGTTCTGCATAAAAACAGAATTGATGCTGCTGTCTATTCATTTAACCCAAGAGGAAATGCAGGTTTCCCTGGACAAAATTATACAATTAGAACTCATACTTTTGGAACAACTCCAACAAATAAAACACCAGATCAAGGTGCAACATTTGGAAATGATCAAATTGTATTCTATGGAACAACATTGCCTTCTACGGGAGACATTGTTATTAAAGGTGGTGAAGTAGGAAGATCTGGATCACTTGGATGGATTTATGCAAACGTCTTTACTAATGTAAATCCTTCTAACATTGCAACTGTAACGACAGATGGCACAAATATTGTTAGACTTACTTGGGAGTCTGGTCTTCTTAACGTTAACATTGGATCAGAGGGTATTAAGTTAAATTCAACGTTGAGAATTCAGGGTAGTAATATTACTGCTTTGAATGGAACATGGCCAGTTCTTAGCTCATCTTTCACTTCTACTTCTGGATTTGTTGATATTATAGTTCAAAATACTGTTACTAATGATGTTACACTATGGCCAGTTGGAGCAACATTAGAAGTTGCAGAGTCTCGTTGGAAAGAAACTGGTGTTATTGGTGCTGAAACATTAAGAACTGACACGGCAACAATTGGTGACTATAAATTGGGTATCAATACAGTTGCCCGTGCAGTCCATGCTGCATATAATACTGCATTTGTAAGTAACGAGACAGATCCAAGAGCAAACTTGGATGTTGTTGGTAATGTCTTTATTAGTGGTAAGAGAATCTTAGACTACACTAATCCTAGCAATGCTGGATTTGCTAAGACTGAAACTGCTGATGATAATGCATTGTTAGTTGGTGGATATTCCGAGAATCCAGACAATGCTGCAACATTCCGTGTCATGACAACTAATGGCGGAAGAGTTGGTATTAACACTCAGGTAGATAATACTTCTATAACAAATCTAGATAGAACTTTTGTTATTATTGGTAATGCAAGAGTAACTGAAAACTACCAGTTTGGATCTGATATTAGTCTTGATGGTCCTGGAGGTTCGGGAATAGTTTCAATTGATACTCAAATCACTACTGGAACAATTAATGTTCTCAATGACACTACTTTTGTTGGAACTCTTACATTAGCTAATTATCCAGAAACTGTTGAAGCATTTGCAAGAGCAACAGATCTTGAAATTGCAAATGAAACTACTCAACTTGATTTAAAAATTGCAAATTCTGCTACTAATTTAGATTTTGATTTTGCAACTGGAACTGATGTTGCTGATGTTGATATCTTATCAAATGCTAGTGAGGCATTACTTGATATTGCAGGAAGCACTAATAACTTGCAAGTTAATATTGGCAATCCAAGCACATCTGCATCAAATGTTCAAGTATTCTCTATTGGTGGTGGATTCCTTGGTAGTTCCTCCAGTAGTTTGTTTATTGCAAAAACAAATCAGTCTTCTTTCTGGGGAGATGTTGGTCTTGGCGTAAACAAATCAATTTCTGATACTTTAAACATTACAACACAAGCTGGAACTGTTAACTTCCTTTCTAATTCTGGTGTTGCTGCTGAAGTTGATATTGCTGCAAATGCATCATTGCTATTACTTGCTGGACAGGGTGGTCTAACAAATGTTAGAAATAGTTTACAAGTTGATGCAACTGCTGAAGTAAGAGGAAATCTCTTCCATAATGGCGGAACATCGTCATTTAACTTTGATGGTGATAGAGCACAGTTAGGAACTACGATTAGTTCACATACTGGACAAATTAATGCTCCGTTGGATAAAAATGTTGACTTTGCTAGATTTAGACCAGGATTTGATATTGCACTAGATACTGCTGGTTTTGGAACATGGGGAGGCACGTTATTCCAGAACTCTGTTGTTGGTATTAATGACGATTTAGGTAATCCATTAGGTTTATTATCTGGTAATCAGTATTATCTACCACTAAGAGAATCGCCAAATGCATCAATCAATACATCATTACTTGAATCATGGGCTGAGGGTGATGATTTTATTATCACATCTCCAGAAGGTGTTGGAACACACCCAGAAGTATTGAAGATTGCTATTGGTGGTCTAGTCAAAGTAAACTCTGCACCATATTATGTAATTGTTGAGAGATATCCATATGGAACTTTCTTGCCAATTAACGCAAATCACCCAGATGAAACTTTAATTAGAAAAGTTAATGTTTCTCTTGATGCTGCTTGGTTAACAGAACCAGCTGATGGTGAGGGTGCATCTGATATATTCAAACTTGCAGAATTTGGTGGTGGATTGGAAGTTGGTGATTACCTCTTCCTATCTAGAACTGTTGATGGAACTTCTGGTGAAGCAGTAAAAGTTACTGCTTCTACTGGTGCATTTACAAAAACATTCCGAGTTGAAGATGGTGCTGGAGATATAACATTTGTTGTTGATTCTGTTACTGGTCAAACTACTATTAGTAATAGTGTTGAAAATGCTGGTTTAGTTGGATTTGGACCATTCTTATTCACTGGAACTTGTGCATTACCTGCTGATGAAAGACAATTTACTTTGAGTAATGGAACTATTGACACATTCAATGTTGATATGTGTGATGGTGAAGTCCTTATTAATCAAGGAACTATTGATACAGATGTGCATGTATTCAATGCATCAACTACGTGGAATAATGTAGCGATTGATTTTAATGCGATTGAACTTGAAGTTACTGACACATTCTCTGGCGCAGATTCTAACTTGGTAAGAATTTCTGTAGATGGTATTGATCAATTTGTTATCAAGAAAAATGGTGATACCATTATCGATGGATCTCTAACTACTGAGAATTTTGTTACAAATCCAGGAGATGGAACTACATTTAATGATGATGTTTTAATTCTTGGTGATCTGGAAGTACGTGGAGAAACACTATTAAAAGATGCTCTTACTGTTGAAGGTTTGTTTACTGTTACAGGTAATTTGCAGTTTGGTGGATCTCTACTTCTAGGTGATGACTTTGAGATTAGAGATACTTTATCTGGAGATACTTATTTCTTTGTTGATGCTCAGACTGGAAGCACAGTCATTGGTGACTTAGCATCAGGAAGTGGATCACTAATTGTCAGGAATGATGTTGAGGTTGGAGATAACTTAACAGTTGCATCTAATGCAACAATAACTGGTGATCTACAAGTAGATGGTGGTGATATAATCTCTAATGCAGTAACATTCAATCTACTTACTACAACAGTTAATGATTTAAATATTGGTCTTGTTGCTGATGATATTGTAATTGGTTCTGATGTAGCTGGTTCTACAACTACGATTAGAACTGAAAATGTAACGCTAAACGGTAGTCTTAGAGTTGACGTTGATCTTGATGTTAATGGAACTAGTATTTTCCGTGGAGATACTGACATTCGTGGTAGTCTTGATCTAACCGATGACTTAAGAATTACTGATGGTGTTGGTGGTCTTACTTTCTTCTTAGTCGATGCACAAACTGGTAATACTACTGTTGGTAACGGAAATAGTGGTATCCTCAAGATTGAATCTGATTTGGATGTATCTGCTGGTGAAGCATCTATTGTAACTGATGGTGGTGTCTTAATTAGCAAGCAATTAGTTATTGGTGGTAACGTTAGTGTCAATAACGGTGTATTTACAATTGATGCTACTAATGGAGATACTAGTGCAACTGGTTCTCTCTCTATTGGCGGAGATTTCAAACTTAATAATAATTCCTTTATTGCAGAATATGCTTCTGGAAATGTTACTATTGGTGGTAATATTACAGTTGATGGTAATAAGTTTGTTGTAACAGCATCAAATGGTAATGTTTCGATGGCGGGAAGCCTTACTGTTCAGGGTAATGCACAAATTACTGGAGGAAATATAACAACAAACCAAACTAATTTTAACCTACTCAATACTAATGTTACTGTTCTTAACTTTGCTTCTACTGCTTCGGACATTAATATTGGTGCTAATGATGGCAATACAACAATTAGGCATGATTTAGATGTTGGTGGTGCTTTAGAGGTTCAGGATAGTTTAACTCTAAACAATAATTTTGTTATAAATTCTTTTAATACTCAATCAGGAACAACGGACACTAATTTCCGAGTCTTAGCTGCATCTGGTAATACAACAACACAAGGAACACTAAGAGTAAATAGTGCTGATGAATCTACTAGTAGAGGAACAGGTGCGTTAGTAGTTGGTGGTGGTGCTTCTGTAGACGGCAATTTAAATGTAGGTGGAACTGTTGATATTGCTGATGGAACAATAGTTTTAACTAATACTGGTAATATTACTGCTGATGGATCATTAACGATTCAGGGTGCCTTTGGTATAACAAATAACTTCACTGTAGATACAAATGGTAATATTGGTTCTAATGGAGGACTGACATTCAATGGTGATTTCACTAATGGTGGAACGTTTACAATTGAAAGATCATCTGGCAATACAGACATTAATGGCACTTTAGATATTGGGGGAAGCTTCAAGGTTAATAATACTGCATTTACTGTAAATGCTGGTAATGGTGATACCGTAGTTGGTGGAACTTTACAAGTTGATTCTAGAACTACTATTACAGAAAATAGTCTTGTATCTACTAATTCTTCCTTTGATATACTTCCCACTGGAGCATCTTCAGTTAATTTTGCACTTGTTGCTGGTAATTTAACAATCGGATCGCTGAGTGGAACAACTAACATTAGGAATAACGTTATTATTGGATCTTTTGATGGGACAAATCGTAAAGATTTAACGGTCAGTGATCAACTCATTATTGGTAATGATTTTGAAGTCAGAGATAGTGTTGGATCTACTGGCACTGTTTTCTTCACAGTTGATGCTGCAACTGGTAACACTGTTATTGGTAGAGTTGATCAAACTGTAACTCCATTTACTTATAGTGGTACTCTAGAAGTTCTTTCAGATTCTAATGCTACTTCTCTTGGTAGAGGAGCAATTATTACTGAAGGTGGTGCTTCTATTGCTAAAAACCTGTTTATTGGTGGAAATATCGAAGTTGATAATGGTACAGATACTCCATTTGAATTAAACGCTTTTACTGGTAATTTGACAATTACTGGAGAATTCACTTTTGATGGTGACTTTGATAATGGTGGAACGTTTACAATTGAAAGATCTACTGGAAATACAGTTATTGATGGTACTCTTGATGTTGCAAATGGTTTTGATGTTAATAGCGGTGCATTTACTGTTGCTGCTGACGGAAATACAGTAATTGACGCTACTCTATCAGTAGATGGTAATTTAAGTGTAGGTGGAACTGAATTTACTGTAGATTCTGGTAATGGTAATACTGTAATTGGTGGAACTTTAGATGTTGGTTCTAGTTTTGCAATTGCAACTAATAAGTTTACTGTTAACTCTACTAACGGAAATACAGTTATTGATGGAACACTATCAGTTTCTGGTGGTGATTTAACAGTTGATTCTAATGGTTCTTTAGTAACATCTGGTGGAATTACACTTGGTGGTAACCTAGGAGTAAATGGCAGTGCTATCACTACTACAAGAACTGGCACATTTAGTATAGTTAATACAGTAGCTACTGGATTAAATCTTGCTGGTGCCGCAACTACAATTGTTATTGGATCAACCACTGGTAATACTAATATTAGACACAGTTTGGACGTTGATTCCAATACTTTTATTGGTGGAAATTTAGATGTTGCAGGAAATATTGATTTAAATAATGGTGGCGTAAGTTACTTTACTGTTAATTCTTCAAGTGGTGACACAGTTATTGGTAATAATAATAGTGGAACACTTAGAATTGAGTCTAATCAAGATGTTTCTGGTGCTTCAGCATCTTTGGTTGTTGATGGTGGCGTGATTGTTGGTAAGAAATTACAAGTTGCTACCAATCTTGCAGTAAATGGTAGTTCTATTACTACTACAAGAACTGGAACATTCCAATTACTAACAAATTCTTCTATCACTACTGCAAATGTCTTTACTGGTGCATCCACAGTTAATCTTGGCAATACCACTAGTACTGTAAATGTTAGAGATAATTTTGATGTTACTGGCAATGCTGATATTGGTGGACTATTCTCTGTTGCTCAAGACGTTTCTGTGAATGGCACGATCTCTTGTGGTGGAAATCTAGGCGTTGGAAGTAACCTCTCTGTTACTGGATCAACAACAATTGAGCAAACCTTAACAGTTAATGGTGGTGATTTTGAATTAACTAATTCAGGAACTCCAATATTCAGAATAAAATCAGATAGTTCTATTGATGCATTTATTGGTGCAGATGGTAATATTATTCAGAACTTCTTTGCACCTAGTGGTGCTAGAAAGTGGACAACATTACCTGGAAGTTCTGAATCAAATCCAATTACTGCAAATGTTGGTTACTTTGTTCAAAGTGGCACTATTGCTTACCTACCATCCAATCCAACCACAGGAGATATGATTCATTTTATTGATGTTAATGGTAATTTAGATTATAATAGTTTCTTGGTTGTCAAAGGAGCTAGTGGTCAATCTGTTCAAGGATCTAGTAGTGGATCGTTAGCTACTGGAAGTGGTGGTGAGTTGGTTGTTAATACTCCAAATGCAGCATTCTCTATTGTATGGTCTGGATCTGGTTGGCACCTAACTAATGTATAATAAAGGAGATTAAAAATGCCTTCAGAAAGTTACAATAACGTAAGAGTAAACGAGGGTTGTGCAATAGGAACAATTATTGCATTTGCTGGTGGAGTTGCAAATATTCCAAAGGGATGGTTAGCTTGTGATGGTAGATTATATAATGGATCTGATGGTTCTGGTGGAACTCAGAGAGGATATGATCAGTTGTATGCAGTAATAGGAAATACATATGGCGGGGATTCCCCTAATTTTAAAGTTCCTAAATTGCAAGGAGCAACTGCAGATCTTCAACCTGGAACCACGATGCAGAATCAACCTGGAGATTCCGCTCCATCTGAATATACACAATACTTAGGTTTTGATAGCGGAGTTCCAAACACAAATGTTAATGAAGATTGGAGAGCTGTAAATACAGAATCTACATTTGATCTAAGAGTTGAAATTCTTCCAGTAGAAGAAACTAGATTATCTTGTATTGTTGAAGATATTACATTAAATGAACCATCTTTTTCTGGAACTATTTCTTTTGTTCCAAGATTATTGGGAGATCATCATTTTGGCACGCATACTCATGGTGGTACATATCCATCTGTAAAAAGAGATCCTTCACTTTTTGGATTACGAATAGATGGTGCACCAGAAGAAGGAGTAACTTATTCTCAGACTGAAGATTTGAAAAATTATCCATGTGAATCAAATGGTAACTATGGATATGGTCCAGATGTATCTGGGTGTTCATATGCTGTTGTTACTGGTAATACTGGTGGTAATAGTGCTGGAAGAATATCAAATATTAATATTAACAACAGCAATAATCAAGTTAATTATGGTAATGATGTTCACTGGGGGACTAATATAATAAGGCGTGGTAGTAGTTATGACAAAAATATTTTTGCACAGGGACATCTTGAAGGATCTGATGCAGGGGATTCTTGGAATTTGCCCTCTAATTTTCCTGATTCACCTGATTTTAATTTTCCAGCAAGAAATGTAATTGATACATTCAATTCAAATTGTAGAGATAGAATTATGACTAGAATTGGATTCACTGATTTAGCAGGAAATAATACTGGTATGTTTGGATATCCAGTATGTCTAAATAACAACAACGATACTTGGGATGGTTTTGCACATACTCATCCAACAGTTACGTATGATATTAATATAGGATCTATGAAAGCTCCTAGTACAATTTTTATTAATAATGTGACAGTTGGTGATGTTCAACCTGTGAATAGTGCTTTCACGGAAGTTGCAAATATTGTTTTTGATGCAACTGATGGTGTTTCGGCAAATCTAATGTATATAATCAGGGCATACTAAATGACAACAATTTATTCAGTAGAAAGAGGAAAATACGGATTATTTACTGGATGTGTAGTTCCATTTCCTAGGTTTTTAAGTGGAAACAGTCCTAATGGTGCAGATTGGAAAGACTTTGTTCCTTCAGGATTTTTGCGTTGTGATGGTTCAAAATATAGAGGAAGAGATTATCCAGTTCTTGCAAATATTCTTGGAATGGGATCTACTTCTAAATTTAAGAAATTTAATGTTGAACTGGAAGAACCAACAGAAGATTTGACATTTGGACAATTTCAAGTTCCAGATCTTGGAGCAAAATATATTAATGCATCCAATGTTTCTGGTGGATATAATAATTTGTATGCAACTACTACTACTGGAACTCAAGTACCTACATGTGGTGTTCCTGGAGAAATTATTTTAAATCAAGGAGAAAACATTGATGTCTTTTACACAGGAAATTTTCTACTTGGAAATTCACCAGTCTTTCTTCCGTCTGCAATGAATTTTGTTTCAACATTAATTCCAACAGCACCATCATCTTCAGTCCAATCTGCTGGATTTCTCCCACATGCACATTTTTCTGAAGCGACGGTTATGCGAGGAGGCGTAGCAAATACTGATAATATTATTACTACAGTTACTGGAACGCCCAGTAGTGGTCAAGTTGTTGAAGATGCACAAGGTTCCTTTTCACAAGCTCTATCAACATCTGCTGGATCAGAATCTGGAACATCTCATAATCATTTTTTTAAAGCTACAGCACTTGATAGAGACACAGAACTTGTTTTGTCACAAGCAGAACTAACTTCTGCTTTTCTAACTACGACAGTTACTCTTAACAATGAAAAAACGATTAAGTTTGATGATATACAACATAAATACATGTTAGTTGAATGGTTGATTAAATTCTAATGTCTGTTGCTTATAATAAAATTCGTACCAGAACAGGTGGTCCAGCGATTGGAACTATCATGCAAGTTGCTAGACCTGGAAATTGGAATTCTGGAACTGATGATTGGAATATTGATACCTTGTATCCAGGATGGGTTGAATGTGATGGTAGGAGTTTAAATGGAAGTAATGGAAAATGGTCTGAACTTTATAGGATAATCGGAAATACATATGGAGGATCGGGTACTACCTTCAAGCTAC